TGACGCCAAATGACTGTAGCACCACCCCTGCCATATCGCAGTAATACATCTTCTCGGAGGCTGGGAGTTTATCCCACGTATAGCCCCTGTACATGATCGGGTGCCGGTTCTTCGGGTCAGTGTCGCTAGCACTGACCTGTCGGAAGTCAAACAGTTCCTTTGCGGCTTTGGTGATATCCGCTTTGGTAGCCTGTACGGTAGGGATGGGTATCATTCCTGCTTCCTTTCAGCTAGGCGTCCACGCTGGATTGGCGAATGCCTGCTCCAGCCATTCCAGTTGGGCTTCGTTAGCATCCTGCGCGCGTTGTATGCCAAGCACTGCCAACACCTTCTTGACGCCTGCCACGCCATTGGTTGGACTGCCGCCCTTGGAGTAGCTGTCCATCAGCTTCACCACGTTCTCAAGGCGCGGGTTGGCGCTAGGCGCGGACATGGGCGGTGGCGGGGGTGTGGCCGGTCCCGGCATGGCGGGCATGGCGTTGGGCTGGGGAAGAGCCGTGGGGCGAGGCATCGGCGGCATGGCGGGGGCGGTAGCGTTTCCACCAGAAAGCGCCTGTCCCGGTCCCTGCGAGGCAATGACGCCAACCGAGACAAGAGCCTTGACGGCTCGTTCCAAATCTTCGGCTGTGGCTAGGTTAATGGTAAGCTGCATACTAGTTAATCCTTTATGGTCATGGTTTCTGGTTGCAAGTCCTAGGTAACAAGGTTTAGGCCCGGTGTCAACACCGGATGTGATAACATTGGTGATCCTTCTATATCTGCTATTGAACGCGTTTTCTGGATAATCAGGTCATTGACCTTTTCGTCAAACGTGTTGGCTAACGTGACAAATCTGACAAAGCACGGAAGCATCTGACCTATTCGGTGGATACGTTTGACAGCCTGTGCATTTCCTGCGGGGGTCCAATCGCTTTCAAGCATATCCAGACGCCGAGAAGCGAACAGATCGCTACCAAGACCAGCAGACTTGATATTGCCAAGAAAGACAGTACACGTTGGGTCTTCCTGAAATTGTCGTATGGACCTATCGGCTTGCCTGTCAGAAACAGTCCCATTGACCAGTACACAGCTAATGTTCCTCTTCCTGAGAAAATTGTAGATAAACACCAACGCGTCAACGTGTATGCCCATGACCACGTGCTTCTCGTTGCCGGTTATCCGTAGGTCATCCAGTAGCATGTGCGCGTAGGGTGCCGCCTTAGCTTCACCCAGCAAACGCCTTAGCGTCATAATATGCTGGGCTTCAAGGAAACTCAGACCACCGTGGTTGATTGCGTGGACAATGGCGTGGCTCAGCGTGGGGTATTGCCGTAACAGATCGGTAATAGCCTTCGTGTCGCCATCCACGATGATCGGGTCTAGCCTGATACTTGGGAGTTGAAAGCCCACGTCGGCCAATGTGCGCTGAACACGATGGTCGTTGATCAGGTTAGTCAAGTCGGCTTGCGCCTCTGGCTTGACTGTCTGTCGGGAGCCATACTGAGACAGGTCGCTGTAGAAATACTTCTTGATAAACGTACCTTGCGGCAGGGTGGTTGCCCGACATAGCTTTAGAAATGTGTAGATATCCAGTGGATCATTTGCCATCGGCGTGCCAGATACATGCCAAATATGCTCAGCAAAATTGACAAGTCCACCAGAACCATCAAACTCAGGACCGAGTATGGCCTTCGTACGCGCTGCCTCAGAGTTTTTAACATAGTGCGCCTCGTCCATTGCCACGAAGTCAATAGGCTCGCCACTCATGTAGATCGACTTCGCCCACTTGGTGGCCTGTTCGTAGCTTGTCACTAGGATGTGGTATCTACCACGTTGCCACGCTATAAAATCATGTACGCTGCGGCCTTCCGTGATACGGTAGCCACGCGTTGCCCACTTGTGAAACTGATGTACGGTGTTCCTGCGAAGCTTGGCAGGCACGATCATGATACCACGCTGGGCTTTGATCATGTCAGCCGCGCGGATCACCTGTGCGGTCTTACCAAGTCCCATAGCATCATGCAGACCAGCACGCTCGCGGCCAGCCAGAAAAGCCACTCCATCGGACTGGTACGGATATATGGGCTGAAACTTGCTAGGCTGTATCTGCGCCATTATATATTATTCTTCTCCCTATAGTCGGCTATGATAATCTGTTCCGATATAGCCAGACCACTGATAAGGGCAAAACGCTGTTCGCTGTCCCAAGCGTACGCAATATTTAGGCCACCGTCTCGTCCAATGACTACGGTAGCTATAGCTCTCGCACCGGGTACAGTCTGTGCTAGCTTATCAAGTACACGCTGTATGCCGTTATCCGAAGTTTCGCGTTTGTCGATTGTCATACTATCACCCCTACTAAGAACGTTTCACCGTAGTACCCTAACATGGCTGCTTCAGCCCTGTCAACTAGCCTGCCACCCTTTGGCCCACGAAACCCGTCGCGGTGGTCTGGAAACAACTCGTCAGCCCTACGCATTATGGCTTCCCCGGTCGTGTCCTTTGTCTTACCCGGAACCCGTAATAACTTCTTCCACGTACTCGGAGGTATCTCTTCAATCGGAAGCTTAGCTGCTATACAAGCCATACGAACAAGTCCTACACACAGGCCCATGACGAACATTCCACGATCACCCGGCCGCTCCCATATCTGTTCAATCACCACCCGGTCAGCCCCTTTGATCTTGGCTAGCTCAAAGTAGTTCAAGAGCGCCACGTCATCAACGCGATTGCGCTTTGTCTTGTTGACCGTGGTCGTGTACACAGGCATGTTCTCTAGGTGGAGTATGCGCCGCGCGTGATCGTAATACGCCATCGCACCACCCAGCCCGCAGTCAACCCCTATGGTGGTCACGTTCTACCTTAGTGTGCTTCCACGCCAACCAAGCCAGCATAATGCGTGGATCACGTACTAGCTCTCGGAACTCTTCATATGTGGCTTTACGTAGTTCTGACGTGCCTAGGAAGAACGAGAACTTTCCACACTCGATACACATCGAAGTGTCACCGGCTTCCGGCTTTGCCCCTTCTTCAAACACGTCACCAGCCGCAGTTAAAGTGTGGTTACACCACGGGCAGTTGATCGGCTTACGAAAGGTAAATACGTTATCGTCTATGGTGCTCAATTAATATCTCCCCTTTTGTCTCGCAGCATATTACGGTCACGTGGTAGCGTTGGTCCGCCTCTTCACGTCCACAAAACGACTGTATTACGTCCAAACCTTTGACACGTGCTTTCTTTATGACACGTTCCATAGCTGCGAAGATTACGTCTTGTATGTTCGGAGGCCAATCCTGTAGCTGGCCTTCCATGTAGCCGGTCACGTCAGCGTGTAGCTCAAAGATTTTAAGCGCCTTCGCCTTGACGGTGAACTCAGCTACACCAAGTCCTACACTATCATCCTGTTCGGGTTCCATGCTATCCCCTCTGTTCGCACGTTGAACGCGTCATCCAATGTCTGAGGCTTACCAAAGTACCCTACCAGTATCTGATACGTGGTCAACGACCACCCTTTGGGTATCACTGCCCACGGTGTGCTGGCTGGCAACGTGTTGGTGACTTGAACTGCTTCTGCCTCTGTTGTCACAACGCGTATGCCTTGTGTTGGGTCAGGATTGTTGACCTGTATTGCCACGCCATATTGTCGTGCTATCGCCATGGCCATAGTCAGATTAGGCGCTAACAGCACCATTGGTACTTCCACGTCGCGCGTCAGATACGTGGTCGGATCATCCATCAGCTTTGTCATGGGAGCGGCTCCGCGATTGCGTTATCTATGGCACTTGGGTTGTACGCAATAAGGTGGTCGCCCTTGTACACTATCAACCACCCTTGCATCAAGTCTATCTCAACTTGGGTCATCACAATGGTCGGTGGCGTGCCGGTAAAATCAAGGGTCAGTTTCTTTGATCCTTCACCCGGTATCGCATCACCGGGATAGGCTACACCTTTGGGGCTAACGACTATCTTCTGGACGGCAGGGTTGCCCCATGACAGCGCGGTGCGCTTGTCCAGCACTTCGTCCAGCAAGACCACCCATCCGGCTCCAAATATCACCGTGTCGAATGATGCAGTTAGGATCAGCGTGGTCCCTTGCACATTCGAGACTATGACATCCTTGACTACCCCAGCCATGTCACTTCCCCATCGCCTTGTTCACCCGCATGACATGCTCACGCTGGTCTAATCGTAGTTTACGATCTAGCTCGTCCTTGACTGCCAGCAAGCCAGCAATGCGTTCGTTCACGTATACGTGCAACTGCATCCAAAATGGGTCAACCACCGAGGACGACATTTTGGCTCTTGGCCCATGTCGGTCCAACACGTCGGCCATGTTTACGTGTAACGCATCAGCCAGTAGCCACGCTGGCATGTCCAGCGCAAGCTGTATGCGCGTCATGAAGTCATCGTCTGAGCGAGGGGCGGACGTAATTATACGTTTTCCTGCGGCCTTGCCCCCCGTCGAAACCCTTCTCTTTGTTCGTCCTAGGTCGGTCATAGGTTGGCCTTGGGTCTTCGTTCACAACGGGTTCGCAGCTTGGTATGTCGCCTTCTTTCTCGTCAGTCTGCCACGACCTGTGGCAGACTGAACAATGTATCATGTCGCCCATCTGTGTCGTATGCGGATGCTCGTACCACTGTCTCATTGATCGTTCTCCCACAGCATCCACAGCACACGCCATCCAGTTTACAACATGGGTACTGGCAGTGCTTTAGCCCAGTCTGTCCAACGCGTCCATCAGGCCCTTGATGTGTACGCCCAACATCTGCACCACGGCTTCGCGGCGGGATTTCTCTGGCACACACCACCCTTTGCCTTTCATCACGTTGGCCAATGTCGGTCGGGACAATCCCAGCATCCCAGCCAAATCCTCGTCGCGTATGCCCGCATGTTCTTTGATCAGGCGTAACGTCTCGGGGAGGATCGTGCCTTCGGGCGCTTGCTCGGTGTTCTTGACCCTTCTTCCGCCGCGCCCTGTGTTCGTAGCCGGTCCTGCCCCCACGTTGACCGTGGGCGGCGGTGGCGGGGGCGGCGGTGGGGGATTAGCCCCTTGGAGGTTTGGACGCTGTGGCGGGGGCGGCGGGGGCGGCGGCACGTGGCCAACGCGTTGTAGGTTTGCGGGAAGGTCTGGCCCAAGGTCTGGCTCACCCGTTGCACCGTTACCCGCAGTTGACGCGTCAGGCACGCCTTCAAGGTCTGCGTAGGTCTTCGTCTCGTCCAAAGTTTCGCCAAGTTCGATGGCGCTCTGCCACCACGCCAACGCGTTGGACGCTTGGCTGCGTGCTTGACGTAGTACCCACGCATCCTGAAGGGTGATCCCAAGTCGCTGCGCTGCGCCCAATGCCAGCCCATCGTCATCGTCGGAAACCATATCCAAGTTGTCAGCCAACTGCTTGGGGTCAGGGAAACTCAACATGATCCTGTTCAACACGCCTGCTACTGCCATTGGGGGGTACTCCGTTTGTGGTTTCGGGTCAGGCGCGACTTCGCCGCCGTACTTTTCCAAGTCTTCGGCAACAATGCCCACGCCTGCTAAAATTTGGTTATCTGTACGTTGCCAAGTCAGTTGCTTCCACACTTCGTTCGCAAAACTTTTGGCTAGCTTCTCGTCCTCGCCTTCCACCCACATGCGGGCGTCAGTGCTAACAAAATTCAGCCAACTTGCTGACAACACGTTGGCGAAGCTTTCAAACAGGTCGAGCAAGCCATCGTCGTGACCGTCGTCCCAGTCGTCGTGGCTCCCGCGCGGTCCGTTGGCCTTCACGTAGGCCGCATACCAATGCTGAATGTCGGGCAGGATAAGTGCCGTCGCCTCGTCCAATAGAACCCGCTTCGATATCTGTACCAACAAGCTGGCTGCGCCTTGCGCGGACTTCAGCCTAGTCTTCTGCCATGTCGGGTCTTCCAACAAAAGGGGCAGGATGTGGTTGCGACCACCCGTCAATAGGGCGAGGCTTAACGACATCAGGGAACCTTCCTGTTGTCTACAAGAACTGGTTCTGGCTCTGTGGAACCATCCCGAAAAGGTGTTGATACCGCATTCAGACAGTTGTCGATAAGGACTAGCATAACCCCGTCCACATTGACCTGAACGATACTTGGATCAGTCAATACTAGCTGGACATTGGTGGCTGTGCGTAAATGCGTTGCTGCACCTTCCATCGTGTTCTTGGTGCGCTCGACTACTTCCGCCATCGTGTCGGCTATAATACCCACGTGTTGCTCCTGTAGTAGATTAACTAGCGCGTCGATCAGCCTGATGGCATACGGCGCTCTTGGGTCTATGGCTGGCTTTAGTATCCGCTCAACCTGTTGCCGTAGTGACATCGTAGTCTCCAAATAAGTGGCGGGATGGCTGATTGGCAACCATCCCGCCTTCAGGTCAGCTTTCACCTTTGACGCCTAGGGGATAAGCTGTTGGGCTGGACTGACCTGATACGCTTGTACGCAACACGTACGCTACGAAGCTAGTTAAGCCGCCTTCCGCGTCAACTTGGGCGCACCCGGCTCAATGCGGTAGACCATCACGCCCCACTCGCCCGTCTCCGGGTCTTGCGTCTTGCGGAACGTATAGTCATGGGTAGCGCCGTGAGCCTTGCGAATACGCCGCGACACACTGGTGAAGCGATTGACCAGCTTGCCGGTCGAATCCTTCGCCGCCTTCGTCCGCTCGTCAGGGTCCGTGATCGTGTCGGGAACCTCAGTCGGGACAAAGAAAGACGCGTACTGAACTGGCGCACCCTTGCCCTTGCCCGGTGCGGGCGCGGGCATGTCAATCATCAGTTTCTGGTACACGTTCTCGCCGCCGCCAACCCGCCCACGTCCACGTGCGCTGTCGGGGATTTGCGTGGTAAACTTGATCTTGGGAAGCTGGATGCCAACTGCACCACCGTTAGTTCCTACGTCCGTCATTTCGATTAACTCCTGTGTTCGTTGTCTGTCTTGTGACCACCCTGATGTATGGTGGTTTGATTGGCCTGTCAACCTACCCTGTCGATTATTTCTCTCCTCCTTGGTAACACGTTTGACAGAGTGTGTCAATGTCATTGACGTATCTGTCAAACGCGTTTGTAGCTTGGAAAACCTAAGCCGCGTGCTGGGTTTTCAGGTCTTCGTCGATCCGGTCCACCGCCATCCTGAGAGCAACGATCTTGGTGGCGAACGAAGCCTTCGCCATTGCCTGCTCGCTCAGCCGCATGTTGCGTTTGCGATCAATGCCCCGCATGGACGTAGCCAGCATACGCACCAGTTCCATAAGGGCCACGCGTTGTTCGTTCAGGTTCAGTTCAATTTCATACTTGTGTGTCATCCACCTACTCCACCTTCCATGCCTTCCAACTCTTCGGCGTGGTCCATCGTCAACTCGTCGGGAACGGTCACGGTGTCCACTTCCGTCACGTCCAGCCCCTCCCAACTGTTCTTCCACTCTTGGTATTCGGAGCCGCTGTCACCCTCCTGCCACTTCTCCGACTTGTCATCGAAGTAGTATTCCATGTCGCTAACCAGTTCGTCACGGAAGCTTTCCACTTCACCAACGATCTCGTTGTACTGGGCGATCTTGCCGTTCAGATCGTCGCTAATGAACGATGCCATCTGTTCGTATGTGGCCTGCACATCCGCCTTGGCTTCGTTCAGCCGCTTGACCAGATCGTCCCTCTTAGCCTCTTGGGCCTTCGTAAGTCTGTTCACTTGGTCTTCCTTTCATCTACGCACAGGCAGTGCCAATCACCCCTGTGTTCGTACAGGATCATGTCATACCATAAGCCTGTCGTCAAGAGCTTTGTTTCCAAAAACCACACATCAAGCCCTTTTAATTCACGTGCGGCCACCACGTCGAAATACTCATACAACGCGTCAATTAGTTGTGTGTGGTCAAGAGGTTTGGCCTTTGTGCGCTTGACCGGATGAAATGCCAACGTGTTGACAGCTTGTAGCTGGCGGGCTTTTACCCAGTCGGGATTAGCGTTAGCCTCAGACCAGTACCGTTCCCAGTCCTGTTTTCCCGAGCCTGCTATCTTGTTCTCAACCAACTTGGGTTTGCTCGCCCAGTACCGCCGCCAGTCATCCAAGGGATCGCTTGTCATCGGTTATCTCAAATAGCTGTGTGAGACGTACCTCAACCATCAACGCGTTTTCACAGCATATGACCATCCATGCGGCCATGAAGTCAGCCGCTTCCTGTATCGTGTCGGCGCGTTTAGCCGACATCCTCCATAGGCTTTCCCCCGGAAAGCGCATTTCAAATGTCCACGCCATCGGCGTCACTCCGTTCTATCCGGTACTTGGCTTCGATCCCAGCCGACAGGAAGCTTGACCACACGCCGCTGGCTGTCAGCTTCCAATAGAGCCGTTCGTACTCCGCTGGTTTGAACTCGGCTATGGCTTGGTGCGCGTCATCAAGCGTGGCGAACACGTCGGGCCAATACCGATACCCATCATCATCAACACGGTAGTGGCCCACGCGATACACTACGGTCATCATCACCGTTTCCTTTCCTCGCCTTCCAGCCACAGGGTTTCCCCTGTATTCCGATACGCGTCAAAGATATCCCTGACGTGTTCCAGATATGTTTCCCACAAATAACGGTCATCCCTGAACCGCAGGTTCGTGGTCGTCTGGTAGTCCCTGCCATGGGGCGCAGCACGCCCCAAAGCTTGGATCAAACTCTCGGCTGCACTCGACACGTCGAATGCCTGTTTGATCAGTTCCTCACGTGATGTCCCGTTCAAATTCACAACGGGTTTGACATATGTTTTCATAGCCATGTTAGATATCATCCTTTCCATATCGCTTAGCCGTTGCCCACGCAACTTGTGGAAAATTCTCGCTATCGTGTCGCTCATAACGAAACTTGTTCTCATAGGCAAAACACGCCAGACACAAGATCAAATTCCCGCCGCCACCGAGAGGGTACACGCGGACTTCGCCCACGTCGAAACGGCAATGGCTGCCGTCGCAGTTATCATTGTGTGCCATTAGCCAATATCCTCCGCACGTGTTATGCGAATGGCTTCCTTCGCCGCGCCATAGTGGCCATTGAACCACAGGTTAGCCGCGTCCACTAAACCCTTCGCGATAGCGAATTTATTGTCCTGCATTGCGCTAACCAATTGCGTACGCAGATACGATTGAATTGCGCTTTTCGGCACTGATTTGTTGCCGTGGCTTTCCATCAGATCATAGATGTAAGCCAATTCGTCATCCTTCCAAGCCATTGTCATCCCCTTTTCCAATCGCCCATGTGTTCGTAGTCAATCGCTACTGTCATTTACCTATACCCGGTTTCTATCATTGTCAATAGGCCCGGTTACAAATTTTCCAAATGCCCACGCAACCCGCGGTGTACGCAACCCGAGCGAGTGCAACCGACCATATGCGTGATATGATGATATGTTACATGGTAGTTTTATCGACATAACTTGTTGCTCACGCATATCTGTCAAACTTGTTTCCCACGCGTGCCTATCGAACGCGTTCAACACGCGTGGCGCGTCAGCCAGCCAGCCAGCCAGCCAGCCAGCACCAGCCAGTGGCCACTGACCACTGGCAAGCGACAGCCAGCCAGCCAGCATCAGCCAGCCTGACAGCGTGTCAGCACTCAGCCTTGGATATGGATCAGCCAGCCTGACAGCGTGTCAGGCTGGCTGAGTGTCAATCCAGTGCCGACAGGTACCCAAGAATGAACGCGACAGCCAAGCAAGCCAGCATGGCAAGCGTGATAAGCGGAAACAGCATGTTATTCCCCTAGGTTCAGGCCAAACTGGCCAACAGCGAGCCCCATTGGCACGCTTTTCGAGGCTGGCTGGTCAGATGTACCAGCCAGCCCGGAAAAGCGTTAGGCGGGCTTGCCAGCCCGCCTAACGTCGATTTCGCTTATGAAGTGTACAAGCAAAGCTTCTCGCCAAATGGCGGCTTAAGCCTGTCAGTGGCAGGCTGGCTGTCAGTGATAGCCCATAGGCAAGGTATCTCTGGATCAATGCCCCACGCTGATGTCTGACCATCTGTCACGAAGACGATTGCAGCATAATCGTCTTCACTGTCGGCAATGTGTTGCATCACGGCATTAAAGTTTGTGCCGCCGCCATTATAAGAACGGACTTTGACGGTATCACCGGCCATATAGCTGTCGATATCCTTCACGCGAGTGTCAGTGTAGATAACGTCGATTGCATCGCACGCCAGTTCATCCAGTGCTGCCTGTCCTTCGATCAATGCCTGTTCATTCTTGGCAGTGTCCATTGATCCAGAACAATCGACAATCCAAGCAATCTTGCTTGGCCTGACAACACGTTCGCCCGGTAACACCAGCCCGCGCGACAGCCCGCGCCTTGAAAACTTCGCCCATGTCCTATGACGCGAGCCTAGATTATCGATGAACGCACGCAAGGGCTGACGCCAATCCATAACACTTGGCGCGTTGATTGAGGCTGTTACTGCCACCAGTTCTGTGGGGATATCCCCACCAGCCAAATAGCCTGACTTGCGTGCCGCGCCTAACGCTTGTGCCGTCTTCGCTCGCCACTGGTCGTTAAACTCTGCCATCTGTTCAGCGTCGAATGGCTGGCCAGCATCATCAGATGGCTGGATCATGTTTCCAGATGAACCGGGCTGGTGGCGTTCTGGCTTGCCTTGTCGCTTATCGTCTTCGTTCTCGCGTGAGACGATATTGCAAATCTGTTCAGCACTCAGGCCATCAAAGCGAAAATCACAGAGACAATCTGTTGGCAGCTTAAACCCTGCCTTCGTGAGACAGATATTGATCTCATGATCTCCGCCAATGTTGGCGATGTCGTTTGGCCAGTTTTTCAGACGTTCAAAGTGCCGCCAAGCTGGATGGCTGATCTCGTGAGCAATGACTGCAATGCATTCGTCTTCGCTGATGGTCATCACATAGGCAGGATTATAGAAAACGCGTTTGCCATCTGTCGCCATTCTATCGACGGTATCAGTGGCGACAAAACCCATGGTCAAACCAAGGACAGCCCAAAAACGCGTTCTTGGATTGTCAAAACATTTGCGTGCCGCGCGTTTCATACGCTTGGCTGGATCAGTGATATGGTCCCAAATCACGGTAGTTTTCCTTTCCTCTGTTCTAGTCGCCAATCGACTAGGCGATTGACCAGCCCGAAGGCTGGTCAACTAGCCTAAGCGACTAAGCGTCAATATCAGCCTTTGATTGGCTGATCATGAACTGAACGTGTTCGCGTGTCGCTTCCAAGTGCTGGTCATTAGCAATGGCGTCTGACCAGAATGCTGCCTGATACATCTGATCCAGCCTCTTAACGTAAGTGGCAATGGTCGCAATGTTGGCGAGGCTGGCCATGCTGGCAAGGCCAACATTCAACACGTAAATAACGCTTTCCTCGCGTGGCACTGGTGCGTTCGCTGGATCAGTCAGAATAGCGTTCAGATCAGGCATAAGCCGGAAAGTGGCCAAGTGTTTCATGATCGCATCAGCACTGTCAGTGCCAAGGTTATAGGCAAGCTGGCGATGCAAGGCACTGTCCTTAAGCCCCATGCTGAAATAGGGCGAACAGGCAGTGATAGACCTAGGTGTGGGGAAAGGCACTGGATCAGCACTGTTGGCAGGATAGCAGTGCAAAGCTTGCTCACCAATTTTCTGTTGATCGCACCAGCCAATGAACGAAGTCAGTTCAGGCGCAACGCCAATTGCCTTAGCGTGCGCCAGCCATGCCTTCACACTCAGGCCAAGGTAGATAATGGCGATACGATTAGCTGACGCACGCGAGAACGCACCAGCGGCGGCACGATCAGACTTCGTGTTGCCAGTGCCGATAATCCGCCAGCCAGCCGGAAACTTGTAGTTTGGCAATTCGTGTTCCAGCACCAGCCTATCCAGCATGGCCTGAACGCCAATTGGTGCGTTAGTCCATTCATCCAGATAGAGAACACCTACGGGACCGTCTCTGTTCTCGCGTGGCAGCCATTCTGGCACGCAATTGATGACCGTTCGCGTGGCAGCATCAGGCATAGGCACTGTCACGTCTGTTGGGTCAAGATTGGCGGCACGCTGATCAATGATTGGCAGTTCATTGGTGGTCAGGAATGCCTGAACGTGAGGCAGGCCATTCGCCAACAGCCAATTGCGGTAAAGCTTGCTGGCCTGCCTGCCAATTTCAGTTTTGCCAATTCCTACCTTGCCAACAATCAGGACAGTGCGCCCAATGATTAGATTGGTGGTCACGTCTTCGATTGCCTGAACAGTGGTTACTTCTAGCATGATCATTTCCCCTTGTTTCTAGTCGCCAATCGACTAGGCGATTGACCAGCCATTTGCGGCTGGTCAATTGGCCTAATTGACTGATCAGGCCATGAACAGTGAGACAGCCTCAATCATGTCCTTGGCCTTGGCTGTCACGTCAGCCCGCAACGCGTTATCCAAGCGAAGTGCCTCTGGTGCCACGATCAACGCTTTCATGTCTTCGATCAGCGTCTGAACGCGTGCGTCACCAGTGAAGTTTAAGCCGGGAAGTGCCGCCACCAGATCAGCAACATTCGTCACAAGGCTGTCGCGAAATATGCCTCTGTCCTTGCCTGTTTTCTCAGGCTGGAACTCAGACAAGCCATTCGCCATTGTCGATACCACTTCGTGAACGCGTTCGAACATGTCCACTGTCGCATTCGCAAAACGCGTTTTGTTCGTGGCTTCGATATCGGCACGAATGCGTGCCACTTCGCTGTCGCCAATATCGACGCGAAAGTCAGCCTCATTGGGTATCTCAAAGATTTCTGAGTGCCACGCAAACTTGGCTGCAATTCGATCAGCGGCTGGATAGTCGCGAAGGCTGAACAACTGGCCAAGTGCCGAATATTCGGCAGCAGCACTGTCGCGAATGGCTGGATAGGAACGCACGAACGCATTCACCAGTGGCCAGAAACGCTTCTCGTTTTCTTCGATCATGTCGCGATAGGGACGGTAATTCATGGCACTCAGAATGCGTGCGCCATTCTCTGTCCAAGGGCTGGTCAGTGCCTTGTGTTTCTCACGCACGCTTGTGACCAGCTTGTTAATGCCATCCAGTTCCTCACACTTCACCAGCTTCTTGGACACGTGCGCCAGCTTGCTGTTGGCCTTGTTTGTATCGGTCAGTTCAGCGGACTTGGCCTTGTCCACTTTGCGGGCTGTCCACTGGCTGACGTTGAATGAAGCCAGCATGGCAACAGAATGAATGTGAGACATGATTTATTCCCCTAGGTTCGCGAGGCGGATTACCCCGTGGCAAGAAAATGGCATTTGACCAGCATGATTGCAATAGAGAAAACGCGTTAGGCAGTGAATTGAACGCGGCGCACGCGTAGCAAGGATTATGCCAAACAATGTAACCAAGGAAAGCTAGCATTGACAATTTATGAATTGACGCCAAAAATTGGTTGTAGTGTGGTAAAATGCTCGGATAATTTAGACGGTAGCTCATTGATATTGTTATGAAATTACTAACTAACATTTCAGTTGAAACGCTTCAAAAACCAATACTTGTTCATCTGGTGGCCACAATGTCGTTTTTCGGCAGAGACAAGCCATTCTTACAATAGTGTAAACACTCGCCAGCCTATTAACTTAAACGGGAAAAACGCGTGTTTCATGCAACAAAAACCAATCACTGATAGGACATAAGACTAGGACATTAGCAGAGGCTTCGATCTGGCCAATCTAGAGCAAATGTCAATTGATAGGCTGGAACCACTAGACCACGATTTTTGGTTTTATACTGTTTTTACTGAAATGATGCTTTGAATGCCACAATATAACTGTTGCCTAGTAGCGAAAAACATTGCAGTGAGCATCAGCGAACGGCACGCAGTGCCAATGTTTTTCCGCTATCGGCAATTTCATGAGGCAGTGCCTATGCGAGCCTAAGCTTACCTTATGCCGCCTTTCAGCCTCTCAGCCTCTCAATCTCGCCAATCGTGAGAGTGGTCAAACAGCTATCAGCCTATCAGCCTATCCATATTTCG